CTCTTTCCCTACACGACGCTCTTCCGATCTAAGGTTTTGCCAGAAAGGAGAGTGAGACACGTCGCACGGTATGGCGTGTCTGCTCTGACGGTATTTGCTACGGAAATTTCAGGGAAGAGGAATACCTCAAGGCAGTAGCGTTTCTCGCGGAAAAGGCTGCCGAAATTGACGCAGACCCGACATCAGACAGAAGAGATAGACGGATGGAGATTTTATCTCATCGGGTTATCGAATCTGAATATGAAGGGTGGTTTGATGCCTAAATCCCCAGCAGAACGCAAAGCCGTGTAGTGATGTATACTCCCTTCACAAACTGAAGGGAGTTTTTGGAGTAATTATGAATTGGGAATTTACTAGTACCGACTGGAACCTGGTTATTGCAGCAGTTACGGCATTTGGTGGCTTGGCTGCGGCGTATGCAGCATTCTTAAGTAGACAGACAGCAGCTAAATCTCTTCAACTGCAAAGCAGAATGAATGCTTATGAGTCATTAAAGAACTGCGCAGAGAGGGCTAACGGATATGCTAAAGGGAAGCAAGGTTCTGATTGGACATTTCATGATGGAGCAAACATTGTCAGAAGCCTGCGACAGGCGATGAAAATCATACAGGATTATAGTGAGTACAGTGATAACAAGGAAAGGGAAGAATTAAAAGAATACTTTATAAATCAAATTAATATGGAGCTATTTGAAGAGTTGAACCACCAAAATGCGCCTGGAGCTTTCTTTAAAGGGACAGGGGTTTCGTCTGTTGAAGCTAATATTTACGAGCAATGGGAAGATATTGTCGCTTTTTTCAACTTGATGGTTGCCACAGATGCTGATCTTGCAGATTCAAGATCTGAATAAATGATTTCTCATGTTTGAATGGCTACGGCTTGTAAACAAAGCCACGCTCATGGAAAGGATATTTTCTATGTCTGATTTCAACATCGCATCAAAGTCAAAAGACGAGCAGGACAAGGTCAACGTCGACCTGGCAGCGTCCGGCGTCGCGTACAAAGAGCGCTTGAATATGCCGGTTGTTGCCGAAGCGGTAGCCAGAGAGCAGCCCGAGCATCTGCGCGAGTATTTCATGGAGCGCGTCCGCTACTACCGCGAGCAAAGCGTCCAACTCCCGCGGGCCAGCGATCCGCGCTATCTGGAAATGGCCAGTCAGAACGAGAAAAAATAGCCTATGCTCGTTTTGCAATTCGGGATTTAGCCCGTCATAATTACCTCGTCAGTCTGGACAACTGACAACTTTACCCCGGCGCCAAGTGGGGACACATGGCGCAAACACTGCAATTTGAGAAGAGTTATCAAAACGTACTGATTCCCGCAGAGCCGGGAACCAGCGAATACTTGCAACTTATCCCCGTAGGGCAACTGCTTTGCGGTGAGTTCCGCAAGCCCAGAAATTACGCATTCCACAAAAAGTTCTTCAAACTTCTGACTCTCGGGTATCACTACTGGACCCCTTCCGGTGGTCTCATTGAGCCCGCGGAGCGCACCCTCATATCCGGGTTTATCGACTTCCTCTCATCCGACTTCGATCAGCGCGCTGCGCTCCAGAACGCCGCGGAGATGTATCTCTCCTCTGTCGGTATTTCTCGTTCCCGCGATATGGCGCTGCTGAAACACTTCGAATCCTTCCGCGAGTGGGCAACCATTCAGGCTGGCTTTCATGACGAATACCAGATGCCTGACGGCAGCCTTCGTCGTGTCGCAAAGTCGATCTCCTTCGCCAGCATGGACGACAGCCAGTTTAACGGCGTCTACAAATCAGTGCTGAATGTGCTCTGGAACTACATTCTGCGTCGCAAATTCCACTCGCCGGCTGAGGCTGAAAATGCCGCCAGTCAGCTGCTGAGCTTTGCGGGGTGATGTTGATGAAATACTCATGGTTTCAGCATCCCGAATGCACTGCGGAGCAGGCAGAACAGTTGGTGTCCAGATATCAGGCGCGTGGCATCGTCACCGAGAAAAGCCTTAACCCGGATTATCTGAGCTGGACGGTCAGCGCCAGGCTGCCGGTTTGTGCTCGACCGGAGTATACGCCGCGATCACTTCGTCAACGGATTTGGGGGTAAGCATGGCTAATCTTCGCAAAGCGGCGCGCGGCCGCGAATGTCAGGTTCGTATCCCGGGCGTCTGCAACGGTAACCCTGAAACCACGGTATTGGCCCATATCCGCATTGCTGGATTGTGCGGGACCGGGATTAAGCCGCCTGATCTGATCGCCGCTATCGCCTGTTCATCCTGTCACGATGAAATAGACCGCCGCACGCGCCTGGTAGATGCGGAGTATGCGAAGGAGTGCGCGCTGGAGGGAATGGCCAGAACGCAGGTTATCTGGATGAAAGAGGGGCTGATAAAAGCATGAACCAATATCGAATTTCATTACCCTGGCCACCAAGCAACAACCGCTACTACCGGCATAACCGGGGGCGCACACACATCAGCGCGGAAGGGCAGGCATACCGCGACAGTGTCGCCAGAATCATCAAAGACTTGATGCTTGATATCGGCCTTTCCACGCCACTGAGAATCCGTATTGAGTGCCACATGCCGGATCGCCGGCGCCGTGACCTGGACAACCTGCAAAAAGCTGCATTCGACGCCCTGACGAAATCGGGTTTCTGGCTCGATGACCAGCAGGTTGACTACTACAGCGTGAAGAGAATGCCTGTCGTCAAAGGTGGGCGGCTTGAGCTAACCATTACCGAAATGGAGGCCGCATGAGCCGTGACGTTATCGAACGCATCCGCGACCGTTGGCAAAAGCTCCGCCTCCTGCGTAGCCGCGGAACCGTACTGGTTGACTACCGCATACTGAGAAATTTCGTTCGCATCTATCAGACCCTGGGAGAGACAGCATGAACCTCGAATCTATCGCCAAATACTTCGCGCCTAAATCACCAATGCTGAGCGACTCGCCACGGGCTACTGCATCTGATGGCCTAACCGGCACTGACATCATGGCCGCTCTTGGGCTGGTAAATGCCAAGTGCGGATTCGGCTTCGACCTCTATCTGGCAAAGATTGGGGTGAGCACACCTGACCGAGCAATGGAGCTACTTTATGAATCAGCAGAGCGATTATCAAACCGCTTTAACATCGTATCAGAACTCAGCCAGGACGTTCGCAAAAGAGTTCTCGAAGTTCTGTGTGCTTTTGCATACCAGGATTACACGCGAAGTGCTGCCAGCGTTAGAAAATGCACTTGCTGCGATGGGACTGGCTTCACAGAGGCCCAGGTGTTCACCAATAAATGCTCATATCCGTGGGGCAAGCCACCTTATTGGGCAAAGATGTCCCGAGCGGTTCGCCCAAGCCACTGGGAGAGCTGGAGCGAAGTGCGCGAAGTGGTCAAAGTTAAATGCTCAGCTTGTAACGGAAAGGGTGTTATCAGCAATTCGTGTCGCTGCAATGGGAAAGGAAAGGTACTGGATAAAGAGACCAGCGAGCGCCTTGGGCTACCGGTAATGAAGGTGTGCGATCGCTGCAGCGGAAGAGGTTATGCGCGCATGAAGTTTTCGACGGTGATGGAAGGGGTAAGGGCCGTGGCTGACATTAAGAAAACGGCAGCTTATGAGCAACTGAAACCTTTCTTCGAGGAGCTGGTATCCGAATGTCACAAACAGGAATCCTACGCTGATGTCATTCTCTCCCGGGTGACGAAATAATGAGTATTTTCTATAAAAATAGAATTTTGTGGAAAATAGCTATTGCAATATCCGGAAAAACTGGTTAGATTCATCCCTAACGCTGGGAATCCGTTCAGTCGTTCCGAAGCAAAAAATTCAAGCCCCACATTAACGCAGTGGGGCTTTTATTACAGGTCTTACGGCATCATCGCCTACTAAGTAGATGCCCAAGCCGGTACACACTACGCCTGATGACGCTTAAAGCAGAAACCTTATGGTCGCGTAGCCTCCCATGTATCGGTTTGGTGGAAGGGTGAGGTAGGCACTTTACAAAGAAAATCCCTTAGAGATATCAATCATTTCAATACTGAGCAGAGAGTTTACCTCAGCTTGTTTCACTGGGTCGTTCTTAATGTCAGCAAGCCAATTACGCACTGCTTTAATTACATCCTTTCCGAACTCATCAACCTGAAGTTGCAGCGTATTATTGATTTGGTTCCTATGAATGTACATCCCACCAGTTAGTAGCTGGATAAATTTAAAATTATCAAGGCGCTCTCTTGCCTTTTGTGTGGTTATGTCGTCACTACCCTCATGTAAATATGCGCAACGGAGAGCGTAAAAGTCAGATCCACACAGGAAAATATGCTCTTGCTGGTCCCTACCAATGCGAGACGTGTATAGTGGAGTTAAATATTTATCGCACCACTCGATGGTTCTTGCTTTAGAGCTTTTACTTGCAGGGGTATCTATCTTTCCGCAGATGTCTGGGAGGGTTAGGGAAATAAATAGTACCGAGTACCAATTCTTACCCTCGATAGACATTTCAATTGCTTTAATGAAATTTTCCACTGTTTGAACTCCTTGTTGATTGCGTTACTTGAATCTCGACAACTCAGGATCGCATGAGGACAAAATTTCGGCAAATGGCGAATGTCACTTTTGTGGTGAATGCGCAGGCTGATGCGCTAGATAGCCGGAGATCAGCACCGGCCACCACAACCCAATCCCTCTACCTTGGGACCATTACGGCTACCGTGACGTCGCTCTTTACCCTTGGTATTACTTCCCGCCTTGAGCGGGTTTTTTATTTTCAGGGTCGCGGGAATCATCCTCGACGCTTTGTTGGTAAATCAGCCCGACGACCCTGAACCTTTTACTGACTACAGATAGCACCCCGAACATTATCGGAGGTGGAGACTATGAAAATGCCTGACAAAATCTTTTCGGCGGCCTCGTACTGCTCGTCAGGCGGCCTGATATGCACCGGGCTGGCAAGGACCTATGACTGGTTTCATGGGCTTGACTGGAATTTTATTGCTCTGGCCAGCGGCGTGATAATCGGTGTAGCGACTTACCTGACCAATCTCTACTTTAAGCGCCGCTGGACGAAGATGTATCAGCAGTCCCTCGATCGTGGTTATGGTGGCCCGCCACCGCAGGATGAATAGCGATGGCTAACCTGAAAACGAAACTCAGTGCGGCCATGCTGGCGCTTATCGCTGCTGGCGCATCAGCTCCCGTTCTCATGGATCAGTTTCTGAATGAGAAAGAGGGCAATAGTCTCACGTCATACCGCGATGGCGCCGGTATCTGGACGATATGTCGCGGAGCGACCCGGGTAGATGGAAGGCCTGTAACGCAGGGGATGAAGTTAACCCAGGCTAAATGCGACCAGGTGAATGCCGTCGAGCGCAATAAAGCGCTGGCATGGGTTGATCAGAATGTGCGGGTTCATCTTACTCCTCCGCAGAAGGTCGGGATTGCCAGTTTCTGCCCCTATAACATCGGGCCCGGTAAGTGCTTCCCTTCCACTTTCTACCGCAAGCTGAATGCAGGTGACCGTAAAGGTGCCTGCGCTGAAATTCGCCGGTGGATTTTTGATGGCGGAAAAGATTGCCGCGTGCGTTCCAACAATTGTTACGGCCAGTTTTCTCGCCGTGATCAGGAAAGCGCACTGGCATGTTGGGGGATAGATGAATGAGCCGATTAGCAGCCATTACCAGCGCTGTAGTTATCCTGCTGCTTTCCTGCATTTTCTCATGGCGGTCTGGCTGGAATTCTCACGCTGACCATGTCAACGCCCTCGCGGCGAAGAGGAAAGAGAAAGCCGAAAAGACTATCCAGCCGGTAGAGCAAAAGGCCGCTGCCGCTACAGAAGAGGGCAAGGTCATTTACCGAACCATAACCCGCGACGTGGTGAAATATGTCCAGTCTCCGAATCGTACTGTGTGCCGGTTTGACGATGATGCTGTGCAGTTGCGCCAGCGAGCTATCGACGCTGCCAACGCCATCCCCGGATTTGATGACGGCGCCGTGCAAAGCAAGTGACGCAGGGAAAGACAGCGACGAAGACCTGCAGTCAGACGTCGAAACCGCTCAATGCCTGCGACAACTGCGGTTGGATAAGTACCGCTGGCAGGCCTACTACCGGGCAATCACCCAGTAGCAGTAATACATCATCACGCAGTGTCTGAGGTAACGATGCTAATACTCTTCATTCTCCTGTCGATCTGGCTCTGTCGACTGTCGGAGAGGCCTGGTTGGTTTAAGGTCAGCCATATTATCTCAATGCTGGCGCTCGAAGATGAGCATCCGGCACGCAGTAAGGGGCTGCGCTGAGATAAGAGCCTGCATTACAGGAGCCATTCACAGAGTGGCTTCGATAATGTTTTTCGATACAATCATCTCAAACATTATTTGAGGTGATCATGAACGCAGAATACATTTCCTATGAGTCATTGTTAGCCGCGAGGGCTGCTGCAGATTGGGCGTTTTGGTCGATGATTGGCGCCTGGATATCAGCTGCTGCCACTTTACTGGCTGCAATTGCTGGTTTTTTTGCACTCAATATTTGGAGTAAGCAAGAAGAAGTAAGGGAGTTAAAAGACTTCCGGGTTGCAGCATTCAGGTATAACAATGCACTTATTTTTGCTCCGACTTATATGAATGTAAAGGAAAATGATTCTCATCTAGCTACAGCCAGGACTGTTTATGATGAGCACCAGAAGTTATATGTGTCCACTCTTATGATGCATGATGTAAAGACTAGAGGTAATGCTTCAAGAATCCTTAACGAAATCTCTGAAATATATAAAAGATATAGGGATTCGGAAATTAGCAATATGGAAGCGCATGCGGAAGTTATGAAAATAATCAAAACTGAACCAATGTTTGGCATGTGCAAAAAATAATCGAGCGCCATCTTACTTATAAATCTCATGAATTTTTAATTGTAACGGTGATGTATACCCATGGTAAATCATGAGAGGCCATATCCCCCTGTTAGTTTCACTAGCGAAAACTGGCTGCCGTATACCCGGCTAATCCCTGCTGTCGAAATTGGCGAGTGGATTAACCAGAACATCCTCTCCGAAGACGGCCGAATCCATAACACTGATCATGCACACTTGCTCGACGCTGATGTCGCGTTCATGTGGGCCTCTGGCTCATTCGCCAAAAGCGGGCGCGTTGTGCTGGGACAGTGTGAGCAGGTAATGATGCGAGCCGGCGGCTGGCAGAAAGCCCGAATGGAGCAACAGATGCATGAATGGTTCGGTCGTATACCGAAGTTCATCATCACCCTGGCTGCTGACTACTGCGAGCAATGTAACGATCTGGAGTTCTGCGCACTGGTAGAGCATGAGCTTTACCACATCGCCCAGGCTACCGATGACTATGGCGCGCCGAAGTTCAACAAAGAAACCGGGATGCCGGTTCTGAAGCTTCGCGGCCATGACGTCGAGGAGTTCGTCGGAGTGGTCCGGCGTTACGGAGCCAGCAAAGACGTGCAGGAAATGGTGGATGCGGCGAACAGGCCGGCGGAGGTTGCTCATATCGATGTTGCCAGAGCTTGCGGGACGTGCATGCTGAAGTTGGCATAAATTCAGGACTAGTTAGGACGGATGGTGAATTATGGCGGCATTAAAACCAGAGATTAAAGCCTTCATAGTTCAATCAGTTGCGTGCTTTGATACCCCCTCTCAAGTGGTCGAGTCCGTCCTGAAAGAATTCGGTATTCAGATTACCCGCCAACAGGTTGAGCAAAACGACCCGACGAAGATAAGCGGCAAGGGTCTGGCTCAAAAATGGGTCGACCTTTTCAACCGCACCCGAGACCGCTTCCTCAATGAAATTTCCGACATCCCGATCGCCAACAAGGCCTACCGTCTGCGCGTACTGCAGCGAATGTCGACGACTGCTGAGAACATGAAGAACATCGGTATGACGGCCCAACTACTGGAGCAGGCAGCAAAAGAGGTGGGTGAGGCTTACAGCAATAAGCAAAAAGTCGAACACACCAGCCCTGACGGTAGCATGTCGCCGCGACCAACGACGATCAGACTGGTAGGAGTAGAGCCAACAAATGGAAAGCCAGGTTGACCTACAAATCCCGGCGAAGCTCGTTCCCGTATTCGCGACAGAGGGCATTCGCTATCGTGGCGCGCATGGTGGCCGAGGTTCTGCAAAGACGCGCACATTCGCGCTGATGAGTGCGGTTAAAGCGTATCAGGCAGCCGAAAGCGGATTAAGCGGCGTCATTCTCTGCGCTCGCGAGTTTATGAACTCCCTCGAAGAGTCATCGATGGAGGAAGTGAAACAGGCGATCCGGTCTGTTCCCTGGCTGGATGAATACTTCGATATTGGCGAAAAGTACATCCGCACTAAAAACCGCAACGTCAGCTACGTCTTCTGCGGCTTGCGCCACAACCTCGACAGTATTAAGTCAAAGGCGCGCATTCTGGTTGCGTGGGTAGATGAGGCTGAGTCGGTATCGGCGACGGCCTGGAAGAAGCTTCGCCCGACGGTGCGTGAAAATGGCTCTGAAATCTGGGTGACATGGAACCCGGAGAAAGACGGCAGCGCCACGGACAAGCTCTTCAGAAAGAACCCGCCGAAAAGCTCGATGATTGTCGAGATGAACTACAGCGACAATCCGTGGTTCCCGGATGTACTCGAAGAAGAGCGCCTCGAAGATCTGGAAAACCTCGACTACGCCGATTATGCGTGGATTTGGGAAGGCGCCTATCTGGAGAACTCAGACAAGCAGGTGCTGGCGAATAAATACGTCGTGCGGAGCTTTGAAGACGACCTCTGGAAGAAATCAGAGCGCCTGCTGTTCGGCGCCGACTTCGGTTTCGCAAAAGACCCGAGCACGCTTATTCGCATGTTCATCCTAGATAACAACCTCTACATCGAATACGAGGCCTACGGCAATGGTGTAGAGCTTGATGACATGTGGAAGTTTTACGCTGGAAAAACCGATGCCACGCCGAAACAGCTTGAAGACTGGAAGGTTACTGACGAGGCGAAATTCCCCGGCATACCCGAGGCTCGCAAATGGCCTATCAAAGCCGACAACTCCAGACCTGAAACTATCAGCCATATCAAGGGCCAGGGTTTCAACATCTCAGCAGCTCAGAAATGGCAGGGCAGCGTAGAGGATGGGATAACTTGCCTGCGTGGCTTTAAGAAAATCATCATTCACCCACGCTGCAAGGAGACGGCTAAAGAAGCTCGTCTCTACTCGTACAAAACTGACCGGATCACTGGCGAGGTCTTGCCGGTAATAGAGGACAAGAACAACCACTGCTGGGACGGTGTCCGGTACGGTCTGGACGGGTATATCAAGCACAAAGCGCAAGTCGGCGCAGTATTCTTCTAAGGAGCATCGCCAGTGAGCGAACAAGATAACGGCCTTCAGCTGGCTGTGAACAATCTCGCCACTGAAATGAGGCGAGCGAATTACCTGAATTTCATCGGTATCGGCGGGGGCAATACCAAGCGCCCGACGCTCTATCAGGAGTTTGGTTACCCGCGCACCATTACCTTCCATGACTTCTACAACATGTACCGGCGCAACGCTGTCGGATTCGCTGTAGTGCATCGCCTTCTGGATGGTTGCTGGCAGGACTATCCGGTCATCGTTGACGGTGATGAGTCCCAGGAGGCGAAGAAAACTAACCCGTGGGAAAAGAACGTCACCAGGTTCATGAAGAAATGGTGGCCGAAGGTGAAGGATGCCGATCGCCGTAATATGGTGGGGCGATACTCCGCGTTGTTACTGCAGATAAAAGATAACCGGTCATGGAATGAGGAAGTCGACACCGCTCTGGTGAAGAATCTCGGTGAAGCAGCTCTGGTTAAGCTGATCCCTGTATGGGAGCCACAACTGACGGTCGCCGAATGGGATAACGATCGCCAGTCCGAGACGTTTGGCCAACCGAAGATGTTCAACTTCAACGAGCAACCGGTTGGAGACGAGGCTTTCGTCGGACCGACGCGCGGTGAGCCTGTGCATCCGAGCAGGGTGATCCCGTTCTGCGAAGGCTCAGAGGATGACAACGTTCTGTCGGGTATCCCCCTGCTTGAGGCCGGATACAACAAAGGGCTCGACCTTGAGAAGATTTCCGGCGGTGGCGCAGAGGGATTCCTGAAGAATGCCAGCCGGCAGATTGCGGTCGAGTTCAGCAAAGAAACAGACATGGCCACGCTGGCTGACCAGGCGAAGAAAGCTGGTTATGCCGACCTCGGCGAAGCGATGGGCGACAAGGTCAATAAGCTGAACCGCGGCACCGATGCGGCCGCCGTGATGCAGGCCGGGCAGATGCACGTTCTAAGCGTGACACCCGGCGACCCGGGGCCAACGTGGGAGGTCACCGCCAACGAACTGGCGGCATCAGTTCAAATCCCGTTCACCATCCTGTTTGGACAGCAGACCGGGCGCCTGGCGAGTGATGAGGATAAAACCGACTGGGCCATTCGTCGCAATACCCGCCGCAACGGCTTCCTGACCGACCGAATCACAGCCTTGCTGGAACGCTTCTGGACGCTGGGCATTATCGATCCGCCGACAAATGGAGAGGTCACCATTTCATGGACTGACCTGCTGGCGCCTGGCGAGAAGGAAAAAATCGAGAATGCTTCGAAACTGGCCGATATCGTGCAGAAAACCTCTGGCTTTTACGGTGGTGAGCCGCCATTCACGGCCAACGAGCTTCGCGAAATTGTAGGTCTCGACCCTCTGCCAGAGCCAAAGCAACCACCTAACCCTAATGACAAGGCGACAACCGATGATCCACTGGCCGATGACACCGGAGCAGACGGCAAAGGTGGGGCTGCCGATAGTTCCGCGCAGCAAGGTTGACCCGACCCGATCGGCCAAGCAGGTAACCGCGATGTACCGGGATATCGAGGATCGGTATCTCGGCATCAAGCGCGCTCTGAAAGCACTGTTTGACCAGCGCTTGACCGGGCGTGAGCGTGAGGTTAACAGCCACAACTGGCACTTCCTTTGTCACGACCGCGGCGAGGATATGCGGCTCTACCAGGTCAACGCCGGCAAGTTTATCTACGACATGTCAGCGCAGGAACTGGCCGACCTGCTCGAAGCGGTACAGTCCATTCTCGACGATTACCTACTGGAAGGCGGCGAACAAAACCTCTGGGCGATGGATTACGTCGCCGCAGAGGCGCAGCGCGGAACGCTTGAGGCCTTCAACAACCTCTCGCAGCAGTCGCAGGTGTACGCCAGCCAGACGACGTTACAGCAGCTTTTAAGCAGCCCTGGTCACCTTAATCAGGTGGCAGCCGCCAGACTAACAACGTTCAGTGACTGGAAGGTCATCAGCGACACCGCCCGCGGCGATCTGACCAACATCATCACCGATGCGGTCGCGCGCGGGGTGAATCCTCGCGAGACGGCCAGCGTCATCAGTAAGCGCCTCGACGTATCGATGTCGAAGGCCAAGACCATCGCTCAGACTGAGCAGGTCGGCGCGCTGCGCCAGGCGCAATGGAATGAAACTGATTGGGCCGCTGACCGGCTGGGGCTGAATACCGGCCTGCTATGGCTATCGGCACTCAAACCGACGACGCGCAGCTGGCACGCCAGCCGTCATGGCAAGGTCTACACCACCGAGCAGGTGCGAGACTTCTACGCAGAAAACGGCAACCGGTACAACTGCTATTGCAGCCAGATTCCAGTGCTACTCAACGACGACGGCAGCATTTTCAATCAGGGGTTAGCTGAGAAGCTGGCAAAAGAGCGCCAGCTTTGGAAGGGGGCTAATTGATTGCGGTAACCATTACAACTCTCAGTCCATTGATAGATGTTGCGCTTGAAGCTGGGGTGTAATGAACAGAATCACGCATCGCTGCCTGAATAACCTCTTCATCAAATTTGGTTAATTCTTTATCGCTACTGACATTGACATCCCTGAAAGTTGGATCCCCATTAACCAGATAAGTAACCTTAAATAAAGCCATTGTAATCCTCCATGTGTGTGCGGCTTAAACAAATTACTGCCCGCTGATTAAGCGATCAAGAAACCTGAGGAATAATCGTGAAGCTATCCAGCATCCACGTTAAATCCCTCGCCATCAACGCCTCCAACATCTCAACGACAACCATCAACGGCCAGGAGCATTACGTCATTCGTGGTGCGGTTCCGATCGTCGATGACATTGTTATGAATGGCGGCCTGTACCCGGCGGAGGAGATTAACAACAGCTACCAGACGATGGAAGGCAAGCTGATGCCTCTCCCGCACCCGATGGTAGATGGCAAATATGTCAGCGCCAATGACCCGCGGGCCATTAACAGCTATCACGTCGGCGCATGGGCGCAGAACGTCAGTAAGTCAGGCGACCAGGTCGTCATGGACGTTTATATCAATAAGGCGGTCGCCGAGACAAAGCCTGACGGTAAGCGCCTGATTAAACGTCTTGATGAGATGATCGCTGGTACCAACACCGACCCGATCCATCTGTCTACCGGCTTACTCACGAACAAAGAGAGAAAGTCAGGCGAGTCGAAGCAGAAGAAGTACTCATGGATTGCTCGCAATATGCAGTTCGACCATATCGCTATCCTTCTCGATGAGCCGGGCGCCGGTACTCCAGAAGAAGGCGTCGGCATGTTCGTGAATGCCGATGGTCAGGAAGGCGAAGTCGAAACTGCAAGCCTCGTTGAAGCCGCAAATAGCCTCAAAGATGGCCTGCTGAACAAAGTGAAGTTCTTCCTCACCCACAACTCAGATGCCTCATTCGATGAAATCTACCAGATGCTGCGTGAAGCCATTCGCGCGCCGTCAGGCAGCGATGTTTATCGCTATGTCGTGACCGTATGGCCCGACAAATTCATTTTCGAAGAGGGCAATAAGCTCTTCCAGCAAAAATACCTCATCGACGACAGCACAGTCACGCTGGTCGGCGATCCAGTAGAGGTCGTGCGCAAACCCACTGAGTACGAAGTCAAAACCAACGGAGAAACAAACCCGATGAAAGAGAAGATGATCGCCGCGCTCAATGCCGCAGGCGTTAAAACCGAGGGGCTGACCGACGATCAGGTCTGGGATGCCTATAACCAGCAGGTACAGAAGAAAGCAGGCGACCAGCCGGGTACTCAGATTAACTCTGACGCGATTACCGCAGCAGTAAATCTGGCGATTAAGCCGCTGACTGACGAGATCAGTACGCTGAAAACTCAGCTGCAGGCCAACGCTGAAAAAGACCTCAAGACCAAGCGTGAAGCGGTCAAAGCGAAATTCCCGTTCATGACCGAAGCGGCGATCAACTCGCTGGCCGGCGAAGCGCTGAACGACATGTACTCGCAGTGCCAGACCAGCACCGGTCTGAACCCGGCATTCCAGGGGAATGGCGCTCAGAGTGAAATCCTTTCTATGGAGGCTCCTGAATAATGGCTCTCGCACCTCGTTTCCATACCGTAATCGCGGGCCCGGCCCGCAAGAATGACCCGCAGGTCATTGAAGCAATCATGGCGGCAGCAGTGAAGCCAGGATCTCTGGTAATGCTGGATAGCACAGGGAAACTGGCTGTTCACAATGTGGCCGGTGGTGCAGGGGTAGCCCTGGCGCTCCAGCACAATTATATCGGCGGCGGTGATATCCGCGATGCAGTGCCGGCCGGGGATACTGGCGCGGCCATCATGTGCGAAGACGATGTCGATTACCACATGCTGGTAAAGGCTGGCGAAGTGTTGCTGGAAAACGAAGGTCTGGTTTCTGCCGGTGACGGCACACTGGCCAAGTCGACCACTCCAGCCACCGACCAGGTCCTCTTCTTTTCACGCGAAAAGATCACCGTTGGTGCTGAAGCCCAGCTCGTGAAAGTTCGCAAATCAGGGAAAGCTACCGCATGAGCATGATCGTATTTAACAAAAAGCTGGTTACTGAACATAACCAGATCAAGAAGGCATGGAATCAGTTGCTGATGCAGCGCGAATCCTTCAACGTTAACCAGAACAACATTTCCGCCCAGTACGGCGGCGCGCTGGAAGTTAACCAGGCTGCGCTGATCTCTAAAGACTACTGGCGTGAAGTTGACAACATCACCACCCGAGTCTTCCGCAACGACGAAGGCAACGGCCTGCTTGATGACCTGCTCGGTCTCGGTACGCCGATCTCAATCGGCAAGACGGCGGCGCTCTACCGCGTTTCCAGCGACGCTGGCAAGGTTCATCGCACACTGACGGGCCATGTTCCGGAAGAACTGGATAAAGTCATCTACGACGAAGCCGGCGACCCGATCCCGATCTTCAACACCGGCTACAGCCGTGAATGGCGTGAATGGAACGGCATGCAGTCCGAAAACCTTGATGCAATGGCCGATGACCAGGAAGCGCATGTTGCAGCCATCCGCGAAGATATGGCCGACTACATGCTTTCCGGCGATGCGAAGGTGAAGGTGAAGGGCTATGTTGGCGCTGGTATTACCAACCACGCCAACACCAACCAGGTAGACCTGAGTGCATCTGGTCTGAATATTGACCTGACCACCTCGACTCCTGATGAATCAGTAGCATTCTTCACCGGTCCGTTCGCCAAACTGCTGGACGATAACTACGTTCAGGAGAAGGTAAAAGTGTGGGCATCCCCGGATATCATGCGCAACCTGAACCGACCGTATTCCGATGCCGCGGGCTTCAAAGAAGGCACTGTGCTGGAATACATCCTGCGCTATGGTCGCATCGAGTCGTTCAACCAGACCTTTAAGCTGACCGGTAACCACTTCATTGCGTACGTTCGCAACTCGCAGTACATCAAGACGCGCATCGCCGCGCCGGTGGGCACCTTCATGATCCCCCGACAGAATCCGTTCGACAACTACAACACTCTGGTCTGGAGTGCAGTTGGTCTGCAGATTAAGCGTGATTTCAACGGTCGCTCTAAAGTCTTCAACGCACAGGGTTAAGGGGCTTCGGCCCCTTTTCTTCGGGAGAAAGCATGAAAACGTTAAAGGTCGAGAAAACCGGCTGCTGGGGCATGATTGATGGCGTCTTCCAGCAACTTCCTGTTGGCCACGAATTCGTCGCGGCGGACGTTCCTGCAGCTTTTGCTGGTCGTGTGTCGGTGGTGGGCGAAGTGGAAGAGCAAGCGCTGGAAGTAGCCACGCCGGGCAATGACGCTGCAGAGCAGGCAGAGCAGCAGGAAGAATCTGCCAGAAAATCGAAGAAGGCGAAATAACCATGGCTGACCCAATCACAGCGGCAGACGTGCAGGCGTTCCTCGGTGAATTGGGTTACTCCATCCCGGCCGCTCTGCTCGATCCGATTCTCTGCGTGGTGAACAAGATTATCCCGTGCCTTGATGGTGCGGGGTATGACGACTGCACGGCAAAGCTCATCCTGATGTATGCCGCTGCGCTCATGGCGACGTCTTCCGGTGCCCGGCGAATAAAATCGCAGGGGGCGCCATCAGGAGCGTCGCGCTCGTTCGACTACGGAGACGACGGCATCACCTGGCTGCGTGACTCTCTGGCGAAACTGGATACCAGCGGCTGTACCGGTGAGTTGCCAATCAGCGCCGGGAACAGTGTGGGCCTGTTTCTGGTGGTCGGGGGCTGCTAATGGCGTGGGTTTCAGTTCAGCAACGGCTGCCGCGGACGTTTACCCGGGTGTGGGTGTTCACCGATACCGGTCAGCAAACTACGGCGTACGTGAAAAGCGACGGTGAGTGGTTCATCAACTGCGACCGAATACGCGCCACAGGCGCGGCTGTGCTGCGATGGAGGGATGATTGATGTCGGCAACCGCGAATTGGTCATACACCGCGACGGCGACAATCTGGCGGCGCATACGCGATGCTGACGGTAGCGATACCGACGGCGGAGGTCAGCCGTACGGGTGGGAAGCGCCGATCGCTATCCTCTGCGACTACCAGGGTGGTCTCTCTGCAAAAATCGGTGACCTTGGCCGGGAAATCGTGGTTAAAAATACAATCTGGACGGAGTACGCAGAGGCAAAAGAGGGTGACTATATCCTTATTGGTGCATCTTCAGCTACTTCGCCACCGGATGAAGCCGATGAGATACGACAGGTAATCCGCTACGCCGATACGTTCGAGCGTCTGGCGGATGATTATGCAATTATTACGCAGGTGTGATTATGGGCGCTAAAGTTCGCGGCATCCGCCAGGCTAAGGCCAACCTTGACCGCATCATTAAGGACGTACAGGGGCGCAAGGTAGTGCGCGCGTTGCAGTCTGCGATGCTTATCGGCAGCGCGCAGGCAGCACTTTACACCCCGATCGATACGTCAACGCTCATCAACAGTCAGTTCCGAGAAATCATGGCAAACGGCACCCGGGTAACCGGGCGCGTTGGTTACTCCGCCAACTATGCGGTGTATGTTCACGACCCGGCAGTGAAACAGAACTTCACGCGAGCAACGGCCCGCAAGGAGTTCTTAACGAAGGGCTTCGAGGATACCCGCAGCCAGATTGACGCGGTGGTGAAGAAGGAGCTTTCACTATGACCCCTCCGATGTATATGCGCCTCAAAGACCTGTTTGTGGATGAGGGGCTTACCGCGGGGTTTAAGGTCCAGTGGCGGCAATGGCGCGACACCGGGAAAGATACTGATCAGTTCATCGTGTTCAGGCCTTCCGGCGGTACCGATATCACCTTTGACCTCGGCGGCGACTGGTATGTGATGGTTGATGTGATCTCCTCGAAGGCCAATCCCGATGCTGCTGACGCCGCGGTAAACTCCATTGTCGAGTATATCAGCGCGCAATCCGGCGCCGATGATTGCGTTGGCGCGCTGCGGCTTGTCGGTAATGTCCCGGCGCCGATCCCCACCGAAGAGGGCAGATTAGTAACCCGGCTACTCGTCTCCTGCACATACGGCGAATAATCGTCAGAATCACCCATCAGGCTGCCATATGGCGGCCTTTTTTAATTGAGAGGCATACATGCAAGGCTGCGCTAATGACACCGGCAAGCTGATTGGTAAGGTGGCCGTGCTCCGCATGGCTTTTGGCTGTGCTGATACGGTTCCTGCGCTTTCCGAATGGAAGCGACTCGGCGCCATGACCACCAAGGGCTTTGACTACTCCATGAATACCGTCACCTCTGAGGCTGACGATACGAAAGGTATGGTTGAGAACCTGGTCAACAATATGGACGTCACCATTTCCGGGGAAGGTGAGTTTCGTAAAAAAGACAAGACGACTGAAGTTGGCGCTATTGCCATCTCGAAATATATTTTCGATGAAGTGCAGGCCGGCCGTCAGCCGACAGTCTGGGTCCGCTTCGACTTCACTGGTGAAGACGCCGGCACTTATATCATGGGCTACTTCAACACCACCTCCTGGTCTGGTGATTTCGGCACCACGGATATTTCGACCTTCTCCGGGGAATGGAAAGTCTACGATGCCGATACTGTAGTCTTTGAAGTTGCTGGCCCGGCGCTGGCGTTCACCACCAACCTGCCGACCACCAAGAGCGTGGCTGCCGGATCGGCGCTGAATATGTCGGTCGTGGTTGAGGGTGGCACTTTGCCTTACACCTACGTCTGGAAGAAAGACGGCACGGTTGTCAGCGGGCAAACAACGGCGACCTTCAACAAGGCCAGCGCTGCTTCTGGTGATGCCGGGGTTTATACCTGTGAAGTCACCGATTCTTCCGCGACACCAGTCAAGATCACGTCTGCATCCTGCACGGTCACTATCAGTTAACCACCAGGCCATTTCGTGAATAGTACAAAGGGCGTTCTGTGCCCTTGATACTGTTTATGGAGCGACTATGACCCCGATTAAAGAATTAGGCGAATGTGTAATCGGATTCGGTGACCGGGAATTCTTTTTCCGGCCGTCGTTTCGCAACATGGCGCGAATCGGTGAGCCCGAGGAGATTGTTCAGGCGTTCTATGACCTGTGCAATGACGAGGCGACACCATTCGCGCAGCGCGCAGCTGAGGCCTATATCCGCGATGAGTACAGCCGCCTTCCTGATTGCGTCCTGCGGTTTATGCATAGCGGGCTTCTGTCACGCAAAGCGCTCATGGCCGCGCATACGGTACTGACAGCATGTTGTGACAATGATATCGGCGATCTGGTTGGGTGGATGAAGCCGGGGAAATCACGCAAGCGTGGCTTTGTATGGCGCCCGGGCAGCATGCCGCCGGAAAGTATGGTCATTGTCGCGCAAAACCTGATGATGCACGGCATCATCGGCAAAGCGAAGGTGCGGAAGCTGCAGCGTTACGAAACGAACGAAACAACCACAGAATTCCGCGCAGCCGACTACATCATGGCGGCCCGCAACCATTTCGGTATAAGCCGGGAAGAGGCTGAGAACCTCACGATGACAGAGTTCGCCATGATGATTAACGCCAAGTACCCCAATCAGAGCGGCTTCACGCGCGAAGAGTACGACACGGTCATGGAAGAAGACGATCGCCGCTGGCAGGCGATGATGGCGCGTGAGAAAACATGACTGCGGATTACCTCTTTGTGCGTCTGGCGCTTCGAAGAGCAAAAGTAGCCCTAGCTTATACGGTCATCATTATTCTTAGCTGTAACTATGAGGTTTTTCGCATTTTCAAGAGATTTTGCCAATTCCTCCTGAGACATCCCGGTAGCCTTAAATTTATAGCCGTCTTTCTCAACAAAAATGGTTTTACGGGAGTTTCGCTTGGTGAATGCCCATATCGCGCTACCCAAACACCCCCAGAAAGCTTTGGACTCTATCAACGCTATTGCAATTTCTTTCAAATCGGCAGAGTTGACGATAAAACCCATATCACCAGTTCTGAATTCATATCTTCGTTCTAATTTGGGAGTGTACTTTATGTCGTTTTCTTTGAGAGTGGCGCAAAAGGCAGCAGAAATATCCGACGGGAACTGCAACTTCAAAGGGGCTTTGTCCATTAAAATCACCTATGAGACATGGGGGGTAAGGTTAAGAAATTTCAGCATTTTTGCTCAGGCCGCACTGTCATCACTGCTTAACAAAGATACTGAGCTTCTGTTTTATGATGAGGATATTGCAGAGTGGACACGTGGCATGAACCGTCAAGAGACTAACTCCGGAAGAAACAATCCGAAATCCTGACATTTGATCAGTGCCCGCCATGCGGCGGGTTTGTGTCTTATTGTTCATGCTCACTTTCCAAGAAGCACTGATATCCCGGCGGTTGTTGCTGCCTGTACCACGGTTTTAATGGCTTCCGTCGACATTTCGCCGAGAGTCGACTTGGCTTTTTCCTTCTGTTCGTCGTTCATGTTTGAAATGGCGATCAGGTCTTCGAGGACGATCACCGCATCCCGGTGAAACTTAATGGTTTGTACGTTCAGAATTGCGCCCAAACCGCCGTCATCGCAAATGAAATCTATGCCTTTGCTGGTGATTTTCGTGAAAGAGTCCATTACAGATGGCAGTCGTCGGCCTATTTCATTGCTAAGTCTTATCTCAATGAGTCCGTGACCAGCAAGATAAAGTAAGTTGGCAGTAAAGATATTAATGCCTCCAAATTTTTCTGAAAACTCCTTTGAGAAGCTACTATCGGCAGATTCTGGGTAAATGTCGCAGAGACGTTGGAGTAGCTCTCGCTGGATTATGCGGTCAAACTTATCCATGTTGATTCCTTGTTTCGGATTTACGCTCCAACCTACTCTGAAAGCGCGCCGCCGAACATCCTGATAAACGATCAGGTGGTTTTGTCGTTCTCTCCTATCCCTGCTAATCTGTCCAAAACTAACCAGTGGGGATAGGGATATGAGGAAGTTTCTGTTAGTGGCTTCGCTTTCGTTGGCATTCAGCACAGCGGCGTCAACAAGCTATACAAAAGAACAGCTTAATTCAATGGCCGCATCAGGACAGTATCCTGAGCAAGAGTCTCCCGTAACTAAAAGTGTGCAGGTGGTTGATTTTGATCACTGCAAACAAGATGCGTATAACATTTTTAGCCAGATTAGTGATAGTTATCCGGCCAATGTAATAGTAGATACGAATATTCTTTACATAGTTAAATTCTGGACCAACGATGGAACAGTTATGATCTCCTGCTCTGAACCGGATGGAAAGAAGGTTGTAACGTCGTCTGCTTACAAATAAAGGCCATTAAAATGATGAATGAGAAGTCTATTCATAAAGAGTGCGGGGTAGCGATGTGATGCGGTTAATCATTATCGGGCTACTTTTCTTGTCACACTTTTGTTATGCAAAATCTGATACTCAGATCATTAATGATGCAAAAGAGGCAGTAAGAAAAGAGCTATCTCAGAAGTATAAGCCGGGAGACTGCGAAAGATGGCGATTACTTGAGGCTAGCGGTAAAGCCAGAAGTGGCTCTGCTGTCATTATTTGTGACAGTAATTTCAACCCATTGTTAGGACTGGATTTCTCAGAGATAAAGGTTTTCAGGAATGGAAGCTCAAACGCTGTCTGTGGTATTGTCTCGGGACATACCGATATAAGTAAAATTGGAGGTCGGTTCGTTTATACAGATGGTGATGCAGGGCATGTTTTCATTAAGAAATCAAAAGAGCCTGCTTTCTTATCTGATAAGAGCGAGAGCGGTCGCAATATGTTGAAGTTACTGGATCAACAATTAAAAATTGAGTCCAGAAGCTGCGGCTAATGCAGAGTACGTAATTGGCAAATAATTACGAAACTTTCGTAGACAACACAAACCTCGCTCCGGCGGGGTTTTTTATTGCCCGGAGAAAGGTATGGCTGAAGGTGAAAATCTTGGCGGAGTCTACATTGAGATTGAGGCCGATGTTGCAAAATTGCTTACTGGTCAGCAGCAGGCGAATAAAGCCCTAGATAACATTGGCGATAATGCACAAAAAACATCAGGGCAATTCAAAAAGCTTGATACGCAACTTAATGCTACCTCGAAAGTGATGTCTTCAGGGTTGAAGGGAAGTGTTCAGCAGGCAGGTTATCAGATCCAGGACTTCATCGTTCAGGTCCAAGGTGGTCAATCTGCATTGGTAGCATTTAGTCAGCAAGGGTCGCAGCTGGCTGGGGCATTCGGGCCGGGTGGTGCTATCGTCGGGGCGCTAATCGCGCTTGGAACTGTTGTTGCAGGGACTTTAATTTCTTCTCTTAATGGTGGCAAAAGTGCAATGGATGCGCTTAAAGATGCCGCCGAGAGGATGAATGATGTTATCTCTATTTCTACTCAGGGTATCGCTGCACTTTCTGACAAATACGCAAACCTTGCTAGAGTGAATGCTACCGCTGCAACATTACTCAGAAATCAGGCTGCGATTGAATACAATCAGGCAATTTCAAAGATACCTAAAGCCATCGGTGATGCCGCTGACTCCTTCCTTTCATTTGGCGATAAAGCTATTTCAGCTTTTGGTGGTGGTTATGCATCAATTGACGGATTCAACGATCGGCTTAAGTCGCTAAATATCACGACAGATGATTACAAATCTGCGATAAATCAGGCGTATGGCGCGGGACAGGCGTTCTCGGCAACAGCCAATAGCATCGGCAATACTGTCGGTGCCGTAGCCTCTAGATTGGGTATTTCTGAAGAGGCGGCGTTTGGTCTTACTAAGCAACTCGCCGATCTAAGCGATAACCCATCACCTCAGGCTCTGCAGACTTTAGCGTTAAGAATTGGCGATATGATTTCGTCATCAAAAAACGCCAAGCCGGAGTTAGTAGAGCTTTACAACAAGATAGTAGACCTTTCCACCGGAGCATCTCAGGCGGCCTTTAACTTTGAAATGTTGAAGAAGTCCACTGATAACCTAACCGCCGGGCAAAAAAGCTTAATTCAGCAGTCCGAGAGGAATCTGGCGCTCTCTAAACTACAAGGTGCCGCAAGGGCAAAATTAGCGGCTCAATATGCAGCTGAGGACGCGGGATTCTCGAAAGACGATCCGCACACCAAGCGAATGATGGATGATGCTGCCGCGACTTACACCAATCTCGATTCGCATAAGAAGCTGACAGCGGAGCAGAAGAAAGGTGAGAGTCAGGCAGAGAGAAATGCAAAAGTTGTCGAAGAGTACAGCCAGAAAGCAAAATTGGCTGCCGATTCTACAAGCGAACTCTCGCGCGAACAGGCGATACTGGCAGCAAAACAGAAGTTAACGAATGCTACACCGCAGCAGGTTGCTCAAGTTGAACGTGATGCAGCGGCGGCATGGGATACGGCCAATGCTCTCAAAGCCCAAGCCGCCGCTCAAAAGCTCCTCCCTGAAACAAGAGAGAACGCCTCTTATCAGCAGGATATGAAGGATCTGAAAACTGCTCTTGATGGAAAGAGGATTACCCAGCAACAGTACGATCAAACCAGTGAGCAACTGGAGGCCCAGCATCAGGCCAACCTTGCCAAAATACGCTCGCAGCAGGTGGTTAACCCCACCCAGCAGGCACTTGCAGAAGTTGACCCGGTGCAGCAATTGGCCAACCAGCACGCGCAGGAGCTGGCGCTGATTCAGCAGTTCGAGCAGCAAGGAGTTATCGCTCATACTCAGGCCTTGGCACTGAAAAAAGCCGCTGACACTCAGTATGAGCAGCAGAGAACCGCTGCTATGTGGGAGGTTTACCGGAATCAGAGCCTTGGCAATGAGGCCATAGCTGCTTCATTCGATGCTCTGGCTGGTAATGCTTCTAACGCCCTGACCGGCATAATTACAGGAAGTATGAGCGCACAGGAAGCAGCGCAATCACTTGCCAGCACCGTTCTGAACAGCCTTGTAAACGCATTCGTTCAAATGGGTGTTGAGTGGGCCAGAAACGCGATTATGGGCGCGACCACCCAGCAGACTGCAATAGCAGCAACTACGGCCGCGCAAGTCGCGGGGATAACCACTCAGACAGCGGCAAGCACCGCGGCGGCGGCCACTACCACTGCAGCATGGACTCCAGCTGCGATCATGTCCTCGATAGCTTCATGGGGAGGTGCAGTTGCTATCGGTCTGGGCGCTATGGCTGGCGTTATGGCATTGGCCGGCAAACGTAAAAATGGTGGTCCAGTATCTGCTGGCTCAATGTATCAGGTTGGTGAAGGCGGAAAACCAGAGATTTACCAGGCCAGCACCGGCAAGCAGTTCATGATTCCTGGCGATAATGGAAAGGTCATCAGTAATAAGGATATGCAGTCAGGAGGAGGGGTCAGCGTGCAGGTGAACGTCATCAACCAGTCTACCGGCGCCACCGTTCAGAGTGCCGACGGCTACATGCAGGACGGTAGCGCAGTGGTGGATTTGCTGATCACCGACATGGAAAGAGGCGGCCCGGTATCCTCTCAGATGCAGCAGACATTTGGCCTGAATCGTAAAGCATCAGGTGCTTATTGATATTTGGCTAGACCACTTATCATAACCATTCATAATTAGTGGTTATTAAGCGATTTTTAATGATTGGTTTTGATAAATTGATAACCCCAAAAATCTTGTCATGGATTTATGGGATTACATTGGTGCTTCTCCTCGCTATTGCTGTGCTAGCTGCAATGAGTGGAGATTATGCGAAGGCTATAACTATGGTAATCATGGCGTTCTTCAGCCGAATATTCTTTGAGGGATTGATGGTGATCTTCAAGAATAATGAGTACCTACGGCGTATTGCTGAGTCTCTTGAAAAGCAGCAACAAAAATAACTATACCCGCTCCGGCGGGTTTTTTTATGCCCGGAGGAAACGTGGCAACAGTTCAATACCCTCCGTTCCTGCCGCTTCCCCAGCGCGCCGATCAGAACATGACGCAGGATACAGCCTGGCAGACAACGCAGACGGCGGTCGGCCCCCTGATAATCACGCCGATCACCACAGACCTTAAGGCGACATGGACGCTGCAGTGGATATTCACGCTGGCCCAGGCTGAGCGCTTTAAGTCGTGGCTTCGCTCGCCGACATACTGCGACCGCGGGCGTAACTGGTTCCAGATGCCGATCGACCTGGGTGATACGCAGGGCGTGCAGCAGCAGACGCTGCATTTCGTCGACATGCCGGTGCAGACCAGCAAAAACGGCAACATTGTCACCTGGACCGCAACGGTTATCAGCAACGGTATCGAGGACATAACCGAGGACTATGACGACTGGATTGTTGAGGCCCAGCCTGGCTATGGATACTGGTTGGATTACCTAATCACCGAAGTGATGCCGAGGGCCGACTGATGCCGACATTGAGAGAGTGGAAGGAGCGCCGGCCGGCTAGCGACATCAAACAGACGGTGGAGTTTTATCACCCTGCGTTTGGTTATTACCGGGTGGTCAATAACCTGTTTCGCCCGGCGACGTTCGGCGGAAACTCATTCGAGCCTGCGCGGTTCAGCGTGACCGAGCCGGCACAGGACGGAACGGCAGTGATATCCATGACGATCACCTTTGTCGCCGCGACGGAGCATGTCAGGCAGACACTGAAAAGCTGGCGCGGGGCGGCGCGCATGACGCCGATAAAGTGTCTGTATCAGCAGTGGAACGCGATCGGTGATGCATCATCCCTGAAAGACTGGACGCTTTACGTGAACGACATTTCCGCCGATGCCAGCAACGTCACTGTGACTGCCGGCAAGACCAATCCGCTGACGCTGGCCAACTCCATCATTTACACCACGAAAGACTATCCCGGGCTAATCACCGTATGAAACAGAGCGACTTTATCGGGCTTGTTAACGGCAAGCCCTGGGCTAATCGCGCCTGCAGTTTTGAGCAGATGGACTGCTGGGGCCTGGTGGTTCTCTATTACCGGCATGTACTCGGCCTGGAGCTGCATCACATCGCTGGCTACGAATCTGGAGCGGATTTCATCACCTGCTACGAACAGGGGCGCGCCCACTGGCAGCGTGTGCCGGTGGCGGCCACCGGATGCATCGCCGTTTTTTACCGCGGCGAAGTGCCGGTGCATATCGGTGTGATGATCAGCCCGGTTAAGTGCCTGCATGCCCGCGGGGAATTTGGTTTCGTGCGCTGCGATAGCCCGCTGGCATTACTGAAGGTTTACAGCAAAGTGGAGTACATGGTGCATGGTTCGATATGAGTTACAGAGGCTGCCAGGCGCGCCGCTGCAGCGGGGGACGGTAGATGGCGGCACCACACTGGTGAGCCTGCTGGATTCTCTGCAGCTGCACCACGATGTTATCGTGAAACTGAATGGCCGAGCGCTGCCGGACGATTACGATATAAGCCGGCCACTGCGATCCGGCGACGTCGTTGCTGTGTTCGACCAACCAGAGGGCGGGGTTGGCAAACTCATCACCACGATATTGCGTCCGGTCACGAAAATCCTCTCCGGCGCGCTGAAGGTGTTCGGACTGTCAAATAAGCCTAGTGCGTCGGTATCGGTGGCGACAGGCGAATCCCCCAACAACGACTTAACCGGCCAGACGAACCGCGCGCGACTCTACAAGGGGCGCCCGAACATTTACGGCCAGTGCCGCGTCTTCCCTGACCTGATTCAGGAGGCGCTGTTCGAGTTCGTCGACAATAACAAGCAACTCACGGAGTGGTTTGAAGTCGGTTACGGCCGGTACACCATATCGTCGATCCGATACTCGGAATCGAACCTCGGCAGCCTGGCGGGCGCCAGTTCTGCGATTTATAACCCGGGTGACGTGATCGGCACGATTGAGGTGGGATACCAGTTCGATGACGTCGATAACGAGACAGTCCCCGGGTTAAATGAATCCCAGGACTTCCCGGCTCAGACCGCGACCACGACGGCGCCGACATCGGTGGCGATCGATAGTAATCAGCTCAAAGCTGTCGTGCTGTCGAACGATGACAACTTTGCCTACTTCGCTGCGCTGGCGGTGCCGCATCCAGTGTCATTCGTTATCAACGCCACCTGGAACGACGGTGGCACAAGCGTCACGCGGAATGTCACCGGCGCCGGGAATATCATCTCCTCTGAGAGCTTTATTGGCGACGACACGCTTTCTTACACGACGTTCTATATTGGCGAGCTCTCCGGAGAGATCACGTCTCTTCCGGGCAATGCGGTCATCAACCCGACGCTTTTCACCCTTAACGATCAAACACCACTTGTTATCGGTCCGTCAGTGTCGCCGATCGTCTCGACGCAGGTCTGGGTGCATGTGCTGGTTCAGCTCGGCGCGACGGCCGGCACAACGCAATACCGGATCAAGTTCTGGCAGGTCGACGACGACAACAATCAGGTCCCGGGGACATCCGAGCAGCACGATTTTTACTTCGATAACGACTTCCAGGTGACAACCAGGTATTTCCGCACAACGCATAAGTTCGTCCCGGCAGCCGGGGCGGGGCGCTATGCGGTGACCATCGAGCGCCTCGACAACAGCAATGACGCTAACGTTGTGACACTGATGGCGATCCATGCGGTGAACGTACGCGAAAACGTCGTGTATCCGGAAGACACAATTGCCCGCATCACGATTAAAGGGTCGAATGACAGCAACAGCAACCGTGAGCAGAAGTACAATATGCTGGCGCAGCGGCATACCATCAGCTACGACCGGACTACTGGCACGGTCGATTACACGCTGCGGCCGAGTCGCTCGTTTGCAGACGCCATCCTTCACGAATGGGTGGTTGTGGGTAAGCAGGACGTGGCCAGCATTGACGTCGCCGCTCTTTATGCCATTGCCGATTCGCTGCCGGATGCTCAGCTTGGGTATTTCGATTACACCTTCTCGGATGAGAAGCAGCCTCTTGGTGAGCGCATAGCGACGATCGCCAATGTGGCCCGCGTTGACGGCAATAATATCGGCGATGTGCTGACGTTCTGGCGTGATGAGAAAGTGACAAATCCCGATGCGGTTTTTGCGCGCTCAAACATGTTCTGGGACGAGTACAAAGTAGCCTGGCAAATGTCTCTGCCTGGTGGTTACGACGGCGTGGCGCTGGATTACGTTGACCCGCTGACGAACAAGAAGGCGTACATCTACCTGCAGATCGACAGCAGCGGCATCACTGAGGTTGAGGATTCCACTGTTAACGCGATGCAGATCAGCCTGGACGGCTGCCGAAACGCCGTCCAGGCAACCGACAGGGCCTGGCTTGAGGCGAGGAAAATCCTCTACTCACGCCTGACCATGACGGTGAAAGTGCTGGAAGAAACTCAGGTCGTGCGCGGTACGGTGGTTCAGTGTCCGGACATGTACGACAACGCGCAGCAGACCGGATACATCACCGGGCGCTCCGGGGATGTGTTCTCGACGTCAGAGCGTATCGAATTTTCTCTCGGCGATATGTGGGTGGTAATGACCGACAGCCTCGGCAATTACCGCGGGCGCTGGCGAGCCTATCCGGTAAACGGCAAGCCCAAAGCATTCCAGGCTGCAGCCGATACCTTCGATCTGAATATTTATGACCGCAGCACGGTGCAAAACCCCAGCCGGTATTTCATCGCTACCGACTCGGAACTGAATTCCACTATCTGGCGCGTCGATAGCGCCAAACCTAACGGTGACGATACTCAAACCCTCTCACTCACTGAGTATTCAGACTCGATTTATCCGTAACACACAGCAGTAATTACCAACCTTCGCGCACACCATCAGGTTCATATCTGAGGGCTTCGTGCGCCTTTTATAGGGCGACATGCACAATGGCAGAAGTACCGTTACCAACTCCAACCGACAACCCGGTGCCAAGTACTGATATTCGGGACGCAGTTTATGCTGGCGCCATGCTGGATAAGGTTGTCACCGGTCCCGACCTGACATACACCGATCGCCTCGGCGGTGAGCATTACACCGTAGACGGAATTAAGGCGGAAGGGGATAAAGTCGTTGAAGAAACGCGGCAGAACCTGATCCCTCTCAGCCGGCAGTATATGACCCTGGCTGCAGCGCAGGCGGATATAGCGAACATCCCCGAGGGGAGCACCACCTATTACCGAAGCCCTGATGATAGCGCGCTGGCTATTGAAGTTATCAACAACGGCGGGACGCTGGAGGCGACCGGGCGCCGAATGCCATCACAGGTTTATATCGACTCACTCCTGAGCATTATTCAGCAAATGCAGAATCAGTCACTCTATCGAGACGGTGTGGCGGGGTTTTCATTTCCGGTCATCTCAGCTGATAAACGTGTTATCGGATTTAAAAACGACGGCGGCGTATATGTGGCAGACGTTGAAATTCCCGGCACAGATAAAATACCTCCGCGCGACGGACCGCAATATATTTCCGTTGTTAA